CGCGCTTCATGGTCACGTAGGTCGGATATCGGCATGACGTGATAATTCTCAGGCAGATCGTTTTATCGGTCATCGTGCGGCCTCCGTCTCCATCCCCAGCGCAACAGACGCCAAGTACCCCAGCGCCGAGGCGTATCCTTCTTCGCCATCGTGGCCCTCGCGGCCCAGCCGCTCCATCACATCCCCAACCCCATACCCGGATTGCAATAACAACGACAACATGACGCAGGCATCATCCATGAGACTATCCATCGCGGAACCGATTTTCAGGCCCCGCACGAATATCTCGCGCGCCCTGGCGGCATCATCAAACCCAACCGAGACGATCCATGCGGCACCACCCCATTCGGCGGTCTGGCTGATCTGACGGCGGCGGTTCGGTAACTTCACCCGTGTCGTCATTCGGCCACCAACAGGGTTTGTTTTCGGTTCTGAGGCAGCCAATCATCAATACAGGCCGCGATTTCGTCGTAATTCTTCGGGTGCTGCATCTTAAAATCAGGCAACTGCTCACCTCTTAAATACACGCCACGGTGATCGCCAAGACGCAGCCATCCTGTTCCTTGCGTCCAGCGCCGTTCATCGATTTTCAAGTCCTTGAAATCGGTGCGTGTCACCGATCCAAATCGTTCCAGCAAAACCGCGATCTTAATGGCCCTGATTTTCCAATCCGTAAGCCTCAACGGGGACGGACATCCGGCATCACAATCCGGGACATAATCTGGCAACGTGATCCGATGTATTGGGCACCAGTCATGCCACCTATCCATTCCGAGGTAGCTTAATTTTCGGTCTTCATCAGGCAGGTCCGGCGATACCCTATATTTTGGTCCCGGTATAGGTTCACCACGAGCGGTCATAAAATCATAAACCACTGGATTTAATTTAATCAAATCAAGCGTGATGATGGTTACACCGATATAATCACAGATTGCCTTCAAGTCGGCATTGGCGCTTTTATGCGGGACCAAAATCGCTCTAAAATCAGGACCGACACCATGATCGTATTTATCCGGCAACGACTGTGCCACGACCTTGGCATTTAACCTCAGTTTGGCCTCGATCCCGATTTGAAACCCATCAGATTTTCGGACCAATAGAATGTCAAACCCACCTGTTTCAGGATAAACAACCCATTCGTTCCTTGGCTGCTTAAGATCAGGCCTACGTTTTATGATCTCGATGAAACAGGCGCACAAATCTTTTTCGGTCCTGAACTCGGTATCCACTCCCATCACCATCCCCCATTCCCTGTTGGCGTCTCCATTTCCCGAAACGGGTTGTAGTCATCGGAGACTGCTTTATTCCCGTACCTACGGACCTTATCCGTCTTCGGTGCCACCGGGGCCGCAAACGTCAATATGGCCGCATCCATCTCGTCGGGGCTATACCCGATCTTTCTCTTGACGTTATCCTTGGGCTCGATCAGGACGCGATCCTTACGGAAAATATATGTCGTCTGCGTCAGCGCCGCCGCCAGCCTGTCATCGTTCGGGATGGCACCGCCGCGCTTAATCCAGTCCACCATCTCGAACATCATCTCGGTACGCTTATTGACGTACCGTTCCGTTTTCAGAGCCGTTTCATTGAAATGAATCCCCACCGGGGCATGCCCCAGAACCTTCAACTGGTCGATCCAGCCCGCACCAAACCCACCCGTACTATCCACGAACGTGGCATCGGCCTTGAATTCCGTCCATTCCCGTGCCACCAAGGACGCACCCTGGATGCTGTCGATGTTCCTGTATTTCGAGAACGGGTACATCTGGAGGCCACGGCGCCGCGAGATAATCGAGAAATCCAGCCCATCACGGGCGACATCAACACCCAGAATCCGCGCCGTGTTGACCAGTTCAAATTCCCGGTACATCCGGTTCATCGAGGCTCTGACTTCATCCATCGAGATCAGGGAGTTGAAATTCTGCGACGGGAACTGGCCCAGGATGTTCACCATGACATACGGATCGTCGCGGCCATACTGTTCGATCTGCTGTCTGGCATATTCAACTGGAATACGCGGCGTCCGCAACGGGTCATCTGGGTCCGCCGTGATCCGGGCGACATGCCACAAATCCTTGGCAACCGTACAGGCCCGATACAGCGGCCCATCCAGTTTCAACGGGTTCCCCGCCATCACGATATGGGCCTCTTTCGGAGACGACGCGAAAATATTCTCGCACACCGGCAGCACCGAGTTCGGGTAGTCGCCGGTCTCGTCGAGCACCCACATGATGTAATCCGTATGCGGACCGCGCAGCGCACTACCAATCGCGGTCGGATCAGCATCCTTCGCCCAAGTCCGGGCCTCCAGCTTCCACGTCGCCGGGGACTGACGATACGCGATATACGTCTTCGTCATGTCGAACAGCTTCTTCAATAACTCGGACTTCTCGTAGAGACGAGCAAGTTCCGTCCACAGCCCAGACGCCAAGTTATCCTTCGTGATCGAGGTCACACCGATCCAGCAATTTGGCCGCGTCAGCAGGAAGTTCCAGCACAGAACGGCGAGCGTCCAGCTTTTCCCGGGCCCTGCACATGCCGCCATCGCGATCCTCGGAGATGTCCGAAATACCCTGAAAACCTCCATCTGCCACGCATCCGGTTCGGTCTGCCACAGATCACGGCACATATCCGATGGATCAAGATACCAGCGCCTAAATATCTCGATCTGCTGCGCCTGTACCGCCTGCGGGTCAGCAGCGCGCTGGGGTCGGGCCGGTTTTTTAGCGGGTTTCTTCGTCATCAGTCCGCGATCATATCTGTGTCATCAAACCGCAAATTCCCAGCTTCAACCATCCCGCCAAGAAAACCAGCATACAGCTTAACCGCTGTCTCAACGATCTCGTCACTGCTCAGGGGATGACCTGTCATCGCCGCCGACGCTACGGCAACTCGCAGCGCCTTCTCAAAAACTTCCGCCGAGATATCAGTCTGTTTCAGCATCTAACCCTCCACTACGGCATCATCAAAATAACCTATACCTGGGCGCGCGCGGCGTCAATCCGGGCACGTTCAGTCTCACCGGGAACCCCCGACACGCCCTGCCCGCACCATCGCGGCATACAGCCGACGCGCCCTAAACTCAGCCCCAAGACGAGCATCATCCATCTCAGCGGCACCGATACCCGACATCTCCAACGTCGCCTCAGCCGGAACCACCGCGAGGCCGCGCTCAGCCAGCGCAGCGAATACGGCAGCCGCCTCAGAGTGGGCGCTCTCGATGTGAGAACAGTCCATTTCGTCATAAAACACATCGAGGCAAACATACATCCCTGGCTCGCAGTCGTAGAACCGGGCCTTTAATATCGCCCGCGCTACAGCCTCGATTTCAGCCTGCTCACTCATTCGCCATCTCCAGCAAAACATCCCCGTGACACGCCTGACCCACCGGGCACCAGCAGGCCAAATCCTTGCCACGCAGCGCCGTAACGTCCAGCGTAGGCGCAACATGCGTCTTAAACCAAGCAACCGCAGCAGCACGGTCTGTCTCATCACGCATCACGTACGGATTCCCCCAACGACTGCCGCGACCAACATAAACAGCACCCTCCGGCATCCGCCATCCCTTCGTCCGCTTCCGCTGTATCCGCTGCGGCGCCTTCGTCGTGTCTGTCATCAGTTCCTCCGTCCTGTCAACCAACACTACCACCGCTCCAGATGCTGTCAACACATATTCACCATAAATACCGATATTTACAGGGGTCCGAAATTTAGGCGCCACGCGGGAGAGGGTAGGTACTCCTATACGAAGACGGGGGGGCGGTCCCCCCAAGGTGGGGGTGGCCGGGCGCGGTGGGGTAAGAGTACCCCCCCCTGTATTTGTGGACGGTAGGGATTGAATGCGCCTGGGCCTGAGACTGAGGCCGGGTTGTGTGTGCCATGGGGTTAGGGTGTACGCCTGAGATCGCGGCATGGTGTGGCATGGGTACACGGTGCGCGGTGTGCGCATGGTACGCCTCACGTTGAGCGCCGGGCGCGTGCCTCACTGTATCCCAGCGATCTACCCCTATCGTGGCAGGGTTCCTGTTTAGTTCGTTAATGTTCACGATTTGTCGTTGAGCGCGTGGTTGATAACGCGCACCATTGCACGTCACGTTGACCAGAGACGCTGTAATCGTGCGATCTAGGGTTATGACCGGGCGCGCCGGGTTGTGCGGGTGCGTTGTGAATATTTGCCTATCAATTAGGAATACGTACATGGTTTACATAATGCACCATTGCATATATATATGTATGTATGGAAACGAACTGAGAGGAAATAGATCATGCAGTCGATCATGCAAGCAACCTACACAACACACGAAACGATAAGCCAATACCACGAAATGACCAACGGGCAAGCCGCCTTCTTGGCGAAGGATAGCAACGGGCGGTTTTATGCTGGCGCGGGCCAAGTTGTTGACGGCGAATACCAGTTTAGCGTTACGCCTCTAGTTGCCCATGAGTTTGACGCCTTAATGGCGTACTACGCAATCCGCAACGCAATTTTAAACTGAAAGGCGCGCTCAAGCGCAGAGAGAGGATAAGATTATGAACGCATACGAAACCATGCAAGCCATTAAGAAGCGCCGCCTAGCAGAGCGCGCCGAATCATGCCGCGCCCAAGCTGATGCAGAATACCGCAAGGCGGACTTGCGCGAAGAAGTAAGCGGCATTCCGCTTGGCCAGCCTATCCTTGTTGGCCACCATAGCGAGGGCAAACATCGTCGCGCAATCGAGCGGGCAGAGCGCGCCATGCGTAAATCTATCGAACTGGCAAAGCACGCGGAAGAATTAGAGCGGCGCGCCAATACCGTATCGCACGCGGTTTCGTCTGATGATCCTGATGCAGTTAAAAAATTGTCTGACAATATTGCCAAGGCTGAAACCGTTCACGCCCTGATGAAACAAGCTAACGTCTTAGTTCGCAAAGGCGACGTTGAAGGCCTTGGGGTGTTGCTTGGTGCGGATCGCGCCGCCGAATTGATGAAACCAAGCAATTTCGGCGGACCGGGCTTTCCCTCGTTTACGTTGTCGAATAGTTCCGCCAACATTTCACGGATGAAAAAACGCCTTGAAGTGTTGAAGCGCGCCGCAGATAGGCCAGAAGCTGATGATATCATCATCGATGGTTGTACCATCAAACAAAACAAGGATGAAAACCGCATTCAATTCATGTTTGACGGCAAGCCTTCGGAAGGCGTGCGCGAAATCATGAAGTCAAACGGGTTTCGATGGGCTCCTTCGCATGGTGCATGGCAAAGAATGCTCAATAATTCGGGTATCTATGCGGCGCGGCGCGCGATCGCTGCTATTAAATCGGCCAGCGCCAGCGAGACAACCCCAAGCGAGTAACCTTCGCCCTTCCCCAGTGTGAGGCGCTGGGGAATAGTGAGAGTTAATTTAGAGACTGAATATCAAAACAGAACGAGAGGAAACGAAAATGGAAACGATGCACACCCCATACGAAAACATGGCATGGATGCTACCCCAGGGAATGACGTGGGAAGCAATGAGCGAGGCGCGCGAACAATGGGATATTGACCCTACGCATACCATATGCGCGCGCGTTGATGGCGTTTGCATGGCCTGGGCGCGCCCCTTGGCGTCTAACTATGAGGTGGTATTATGAACCAAGACGAAAAAGAATTTAAGGCATTGATCGCGGTTCAAGCGGATTGTGAAACAGCATACAAGTGCGCTTGTGAAGCTATGCGCTTGTGGGATTTTAACCGTAACCATGTGGGCCTGTTACCTGACTCCATAAGAATGACGCCAGGCTACAAGAAGGATAAGAAGGCGGTTTCTAAGGCATTGGCTAAGCTTCAATCCATTAACACGGTTTTAACGCGCGATTATAAGCATAGGTACAAACAATACCGCGAATTACAGAGGGGGGATAAGCCATGAACCGCGCCCTACGCATCCTTAACACGGCGGCAGTCTATGTCGCGGCATGGGCAATCCTGTGGTTTGCCCTCGTCATAACCGATTAACAGATTAACGAGAGAGAGAAACACCATGGAAAACACGACCGAAAATACCACGACCGAATCGAACATCCTCGATCAGCGCGTAGTATTCAACGCTGAATTACTCGCTGGCGTCTGCCCCGCGATCAGCACTGAGGCACAACGTTACTACCTAAACGGTATCTATTTCGAGCCAGCACCAAACGGCGGGGCCATTGCGGTAGCAACAAACGGGCATATCATGCTCGTAGCACACGACCCCGAAGGAATCGCCCCCAAGGGCGGCATCATCCTACCCCTTGGCGCACTGGCAGCGAAACTTAAATCGGCGCGCCTGTTTACGTGGGTAAACGATATCGCCCGAATCGCGGGCAAAAACATGACCGAACATCTTGTCAAACCGATTGACGGCACATTCCCGGATTGGCGCAGAATCTGCCATCCGAGCACGTTAGAAGCCTCCGAGCCCGTTGTTGCGGCATTCGGCCATGCCACCGTTGGGGGCATGTGCAAGGCGGCCAAGGCGTTGGGTATCCCAGGATATCAGGTTTACGCGCAAATCAGCACAGGATCGGCGGAGTCCTACAAAAACTCTATATACGAGCCTCACCTCGTCCGATTCGCTGCCCGCGCCGACATCTTCGGAATCCTTATGCCCATGCGCGTCTCGATTGATGGCACCCTCGATTGGGTATACGTACCCCGTGGTGATGAGTTGCCGCACGATACCACGGCGGATGAGCCTGCTCAGGATACCAGCGCGGACTAGCCCCCCTACCCATCCTCTCAAACTCCCCCGGCCTAGCAAGCCGGGGGCTTTTTGTTGCCAGCACGGCGCACGGCGCACGGCGCACGGCCAGGGGCGCATAAAAATACCCCGCCGACCGGGTGAACCGAATCGACGGGGCAAGTCTGAGAGGGTTGTTTCCCTGAGGGAATGTCGAAGTTTGGAGACTCGGACCGGGGGATTATACGCGGGCCGTTCCAGCGCGTCAACACCATACCCCGTGCGCGACGACAGGCGTCAACCATGACGCGGGCTGTACCGGGCCGACTCTACGGGAGTAAAATCCTAGCCCACACGTACATGCGCCTGCGTGGGACATGCCCCGAGCCGCGCCTGGGGTTAGAATTTCAGCAGAAATGGAAATTTATCCCGGTTTCAGAATCAGTCCTGATCCGTGGGGCTATCCGGTTCAGCGGGCGATTCGGGCGCAGCCTCGTCCTCGACGTCGATAACCGTAGGGGTGACGTCAACCGCACCGTCCCCAGGCTCCACGGGCGCTGCCAACGCCTCCTGAGAGGCCTCCAAGATCGCACCCAGGATAGCGTTCAGGTTCAGTTCACCGTTTACCTCGACGTTCCGCTGGTCGCGCCATTTGTCGGGTTGCCTATTTTTTAACCAGAAAATTGCCGCCGTAGTGTCCGGGGGGACGTGTTCAGTATAGGGCGCATAGATCGGTTCTTCGGCGCCCGCAGGCATAAAAATCTTAACAGCATCATAGCTGTAGCCGATTGCCTTCTGGTACAGAGAACGTACTACATTTTCATCTGCGACTTTCTTGCCTAATTTTAAGGCACTTCTAAAGTCAGGGTAGGCACAAGACCATCTCCAGATCGTAGCGATAGCGACTTGGAAGGCGTCGGCGAGGTCGCGGTCAGTTGCGCCAAGCTGGCACATAGCGCGCGCTTCTTCTGCGAATACGGGTGAATAGGATGGGGGGCGGCCTGTTTGACGCCGCTGTATTTGTTTTTGTTCTGGTTTGCTGTCATCCATAACTAAAAATTATGGTTACTCCGAGTGGTAAGGTCAAGTCCTGATTTTCTGGGGTGGTTCTGGGTGGGGGTGTTATTCCACACGGGTCACGATGTAGTCGCCATCGAGTTCGATGGAAAACAGTTTATCAGGATATTTGACACGGTGTCGTTTGATGGCGACGGCGATTTGACGTTTTTCATCCATGATGCGTGCATATGGGATGATGAGTTTGTCGCCTACTCCGAGTCTGGCGAGGGGGAACGGGTTTTTGTATCCAGGGAGCGGGGCCGGAATATATTTCATTTTGATGATATTGCCGGTTCCCATTTCAGGGGTGTGGGAAGCGATACCGGCATTGATGCGGTCGAGGCGGTCAGTGAATTGGGAAAGGCTGGCGTATTTTGATTGCAGCGGGAATTGGACTTTTTC